GCTGCTTACAGCTGACGCGGCCAATTTATGGTTGAACGCACACTCCTAAAAAAGGGGGTGTATGCGATGTGTTGTATCGTTTTGACTTTTGTTGCAGTATAGAAACGGACAAAAGCCAAGAGTGCCCGGCGTCATGCCAACCCAAGCCGCCAAGCGTCCCACCTCTCCGATCTGTCAGCGGTCGGCGATGGTGCGTGCCGGCGACGGGCTTTCTACGCCGGCAGTGCCTGTCCGGCAAGAGCCAGCAAAGCAGGTCCTGCGTTATCCAGGCGGCAAAGGCGGTCTCAAGGACATCATTACACGCCATTTTCCAGCGCATCGCACCTATGTGGAACCCTACGGAGGCGGTGCATCGGTGCTGCTGCACAAAGCACCGTCCGAAGTTGAGTTCTACAACGACACCGACGGCGCCGTCTGCGAGCTGTTTTCGATCCTTCGCGACGGTGGTGCTGACCTGGCTCAGCTGATCGCGTTGGTAGAGCAAACACCTTACGCCCGCGTGGAATTGGGCCGCGCACGGCGAACGTTACGCACGACTCCTGCAGAACGCCGCCTGAAGCTACCCGTGGAATATCACCGGTGCATGTTGGTGGCGAGTTGGATGTCACGGATGGCATTCAGTCACGACCGCAGCAGTGGTTGGCTATCGAGCAAGACACAACCGCGGGAGCTCGAACGCTGGAATCAGTTGCCCGAACGATTGGCCCAAGCGGCAATGCGCCTGAAGGGCATCTTCATCGAAAACCGACCAGCGTTGAAGTTGCTGCGCAGCCTGGATGGTGCAGACACGCTGTTTTATCTCGATCCGCCGTTCCTTTCTGGAAAAGGAACGGACGGCCGCCAGAAAGGCAACGACTACTACCGATACGACATGAGCATCGAGCAGCATCAGGAAATGCTCGATGTCGTGGTGAAGCTCAAAGGCAAATGCCTAATCTCCAGCTTTCGATCACGCATGTATCAATCAGCACTCAAAGGCTGGCACTGCGTTGAGACCGGCGAGAGCGTGTCGGCAGGCAGGCGCCGAGTGGATTGCTTGTGGATGAACTATCAGCCGCCGGCGCAGCTTGAATTATGGGCACACGGCAACAGCGAGGATATGTCGGCATGAGTGCATATCATGATGAGCTGGCTGTCAGCACGCAAATGGTCTGCGGAAGTTTTGCTGAATTCGCAACATCCATGGGTGATATGCGCAAACAATCACTTCCGCGCATGAGCTCGATTCAGCACGTTGTTTCTGTTTCAGGCGGCAAGGATTCAACAGCGGTGTATTTGCTCGCGTTGGAATCGGGTCGTCCGTTCCGCGCTGTAATGGCGGACGTTGGTAACGAACATCCCGATACCTACGAATTCGTTTCTCGCCTGCACGAGCGCACCGGCGGCCCCAAGGTCGAAATTGTCAGTGCCAACTTTGATGCTGAGATCGCGGCGAAGCGCAGGTTCATCGCGAGCGACCAGCGTTGGCGCCGCGAATATGACACTGAGCTGGTATTCGATGCCTGTGGCGCCCCTGTTCTGAAACGCGATGGTCGAGGAAACATCATCACCAAGACTATCAAGCGCAAGGGCGAGCTGTTTGTTGAGCCTGTTCAGAAGACAAAGAAGATCGGTGGTGGCCAACGGGTGCGATGGTCAAACAAAGCCAAGCGCCGCGCACTTGAGTTACTCCATCCCACGGGAAACCCTTACCTAGATCTGTGCATGTGGAAAGGACGGTTCCCGTCGAGCCAGTCGCAATTTTGCACAGAGCAGTTGAAAGACCTTCCGATCGGCTTGCTGATCGTTGGTCCGATGCTGAAAGTCGGTCCGGTGTTGCAATGGCTGGGGATGCGAGCAGAAGAAAGCGAGCGCCGGCGTCTCCAGCCACGTTTCAACCATCACGAGAACGGGTCGATGATCTGGCGCCCAATCCAGGCATGGACCGAGGCCGACGTTTGGGCAATGCACCGGCGTCATGGATTGCGCCCGAATCCCCTCTATGCCCAGGGAGCAAATCGGGTCGGTTGCTGGCCGTGTGTGAACTGCGGCAAAGAAGAGCTTCGGATACTTGCCGATCTGACTCCGGCAGATGTCGATCGTATTGCGGAGTGGGAGCGCATCGTCGGCTTGTGTAGCAAGCGCGGTCGCGCAACCTTTTTCGCTCCCAAGGAAAAAGGGGTGCCAATCGGTATTCGTGACGCAGTGGAGTGGTCCAAGACCACGCGGGGTGGACGTCAGTACGCCATGTTTTTTAACCAGCAACGTGGTGGTGGTTGCACTTCTGATCTCGGACTATGCGAGAGGGCTACTGCATGAGTGCTGTGGTGCACATTGGTGAAAGCGGGACAGCTGCATTGAAGCTGCGTATGCACCTTTTGGCAACGCTTGTTGGCCGCTACGCCTATCGGTATAGAGACGAAGTACATCTACATAGTGTAATTGAGAAGACCCTGCGTGACGCCGGTGAATCCGCATTCGAGCGTGAATACACAATCGATAGCAAAAACCGATTCGATTTCTGGTATCCGAATGAGGGGCTGGTCTTAGAGGTGAAAGTAGACGGCTCGCTTGGAGCAGCGCTTCGCCAGGTTGATCGTTACACGCAACTTGAAGCGGTCAAGGGCGTCCTGCTACTCAGCACTTGCCGCTGGACGGAAGTCGACATTTCGCACCTACACGGTAAGCCCGTACGCCTCCAAACGCTGCAGAGGCAGTGGCTATGAATGCCGTGCTTTACGGGTCTGTGCATCATCGTCAAGGTCACTGGGCCGTAGCCTGCCAACCGCACGTGCGCGCACGGTTAAAGCGATTGTTTCCGCGAGCGCCGCAGCACGCGGCGGAAGTCATTGAGATTTCAGATACGCCGGAAAATACGCGTGACCTTGAATGGTTCCTTCAACGCTATCCGATGGAGGTCTCTGATCGAGAACTGATGACTGCACGCTCACAAGTCCATGTGGACATGGAGCGTGATCTGTTTGAACTGTTGTCCTCTCGCCGTGAACTTCCAGAATTCGAACTGGCGTTCCCCCCTCGCGATTATCAGCGCGTGGCTGCGCAGCTCAATCGAATTCGCGGTGGGCTGCTTCTGGCGGACGATCTTGGCTTAGGTAAGACAGTAACCTCAATCTGCAATATGGCAGATCCCGCTCATCTGCCTGTGGTGGTCGTTTGCCCCTCTCACATGCCCGATCAATGGGCACGTGAGATCAATAAATTTGCGCCTCAGCTCAAGGTACACATCGTCCGAACGGGTAAGCCCTATCCGCTGACAAAATCAGCCGGCGGTCGTCAAAAAGACATGTGGGACACCGAGCCTGATGTCCTGATCTTCAATTACCACAAGCTGCGTGGCTGGGCAGAAAGTCTCGCGGGCAAGGTCCGCTACGTTGTATTCGACGAATGCCAGCAACTTCGCTACAGCGGATCGGCAATCTACAAGGCGTGTTCCCTATTAGCACGCAAAGCTGAGCTTCGAGTTGGACTGTCGGCTACGCCGATTTATAACTACGGGTCAGAATTCTTCTGGGTGGTTGATGCGCTCATTCCCGGTGCCTTGGGTGAGCACGACGAATTCCTACGTGAATGGTGCACGCCGCTGCGCGATGGCAAGGCAAGCATCACGGATACGGAGCGCTTCGGTGCCTATCTGCGAAGCGAAGGTATTTTGTTGCGTCGCACGCGTGCCGAGGTGGGCCGTGAACTGCCACCATTGACTAAGATTGTCCATCACATCGACGCCGATACAGACGTACTCGATCGCATCACCGGCGATGCAGTCAATTTGGCTCGGACCATTCTCGCTCATAACGAAAAATTCCGCGGCCAAAAAATGCAAGCCGCTGGTGAGTTCGACATGCTGGTTCGCCAGGCCACGGGTGTGGCCAAGGCACCCTATGTGGCCGAATTCGTGCGGATGCTGATGGAGTCAGGACAACGCGTCCTGCTCTTCGGGTGGCATCGCGAGGTGTACAGCATCTGGCTAGAAAAGCTTTCGGATCTCAAGCCGGTGATGTTCACCGGTTCGGAAAGTCCTAAGCAAAAAGAAAAAGCGCTGGCCGCATTCATGTCGGGTGAAAGCCGACTTCTAATCATGTCGTTACGTGCCGGTGCCGGCGTCGACGGCCTGCAAGAGGTCTGCTCGACCGCGGTGTTTGGAGAATTGGACTGGTCACCGGGCGTCCACGAGCAATGCACGGGCCGTCCACACCGTGACGGTCAGACCGAACCGGTGATGGCGTACTACCTGGTCACGGATGAAGGGAGTGACCCCATCGTCATGGACGTGCTCGGCGTGAAGCGCGAGCAGATCGAAGGCGTTCGCAATCCAGGACTCGGCATGGCCGAGCGAGTAGATCTGGGTGAGAGCCAGATCAAAGTGTTGGCAGAGGCTTTCCTGACATCGCGTGGTGAGCATGTCGATCGCCAGGTGGTCTCTCTTTCGGACGAACGCCCGGGGGCGCTGAGCTCCCCGTCCAAGCGGGCAGGTGAGCAACCTGCGCCTGCGGGCTTCTGAGAATCACTTCAATAGAGAGGTAAATAGTCATGTCGTTTCAACAGACCATTGTCGAAGGTCATCTGGGTGACAACCCGGAAGTGCGATATACCGGTGGTGGTACCCCGGTCGCAACGTTCGATGTTGCAACCACGGAGCGCTGGACGGACCGTGACACGAACGAGCCGCGAGAGCGCACCGAATGGCACAAGATCAAAGTATTCGGCAAAACCGTCGAAAACTTCGTGGCCAAGTATGTCAAGAAGGGCAGTCATGTGCTCGTTGTCGGCCGTAATCGCACTGAGGATTACGTCGGCAAGGACGACGGCGTGAAGCGCTATATCACTTACGTATATGCCGACGACATCCGCTTGCTCGATCGCAAGCCGGCCGACGCGGGCGCCCCGCCGCAGCAAGAACCGGCCAACGCATAACGCGTTGAATATCGATGTGCCGCCTCACATGAGGCGGCATGTCACTGTCGTCGATATGAAAGCAGTGACATGCCGCAGACAAACACGATGGAGTAACGAGCGATGAACGATTATTTTGTGTTTGTGGAGGAGCAAGGTTTGAATGACGTCAAACCTCGTTTCCACACGAAGAACTCGGACGGCTCCTATTCGCCGATAAATTTTGGTCCGACGCCCGATGAAGGATTTCCATGCGTTATCACTGACTTGATGAAGGCACAGAACGATGAGCGCCGGTCGCTAGAAGACGCAGGGCTCATGGTGGTGGAAAGGCCCAAAGCGCTGCCGATCGAAGTCCTCATTGTCGACGACAAAATCATCCTGTCGAGCGAAACCATGCTGGCTACCGAGACGTGGAAACCGAGTAGTTGGTCTTCCGACGTGAAGCGTTGGGTAATTACCCCGCGCGAGGAACGCGATCCCATTGACGCCTGGAAAAAAAGGACCGTCTATGCCATCGCAAAGGACGTTAATCCGTCGTCAAACGACATCGTTGTCACGCTAGATACGTTCGAGGAAGCAAAGGAGCTTCTTGGCCGGATCACGGCGGGCATCAAAGTGGCAATGGGATATACCGAAGAGAGAAGTTTGACCGTGTCGGAGGCAGGGGAGGTCGTCCCGACACCAGTGGTCACGCCGTCTTTAACCAGCGTTACCGTGACCAAAAGCCCATGGAAACTATGGCAAAAAGGGTTTGCCGTCGTAGCCGGCGTGGTCTTTGCTATTGTGGTCATTGCCGCGCTGGCTTTTGTTATACCGGTGGCACGACGCGCGGGCGAGGATGTGTCTAACCATTTGCATCAGCCGTACGCGGAACAGGCGGCGTGGATGCAACAGTTGAATAGCATTCCACCCCGGGATTTGAACGGGACAGCGGTTCCGGTCCAAGATGTTCCACCAGAAGTTTTGCAATCGACTAAGACGTACCACAAACCTTGAATCGAAGGTCTTCCAGTGAGTCAATCATCCAGAGCAGTCGATCAATTAAAGGTGCCGCCGCACTCCATTGAAGCTGAGCAATCGGTCCTCGGTGGGCTGATGCTCTCGACCGAAGCGATTGACATGGTGATGGATCGTGTCAACGAAAACGATTTTTATCGCAAAGACCATCGTTTGATCTGGCGAGCGATCTTCGAATTAGCTAATCGGGGTATGGCATGCGACGCCGTCACGTTGGGAGATTGGTTCGACGCTAATGGGCTGAGCGAAATGGTCGGCGGCGCCAGTTACCTGGTTGAACTGGCGAATGCGACTCCCAGTGTGGCCAACATCGTGGCGTACGCAGATATTGTTCGCGACAGGTCGGTTATGCGTCAGCTAATTGATGCGTCGATGTCGATTGCCACCGAGAGCTTTAACCCTCAGGGCAAAACGTCCGATGAAGTGGTGGAATTAGCCGAGCAAAAAATCTTCACGATTGCCGAGAACAAGGCGCGCGGTCGTAAAGGCTTTACCGCCATGCCCAAGGCGATGAACACCGCGTTCAAGGTCATCACCGATCGGTATAACAGCAAAGGCAAGTTGATCGGACTGAGTACTGGCTTTACTGACCTCGATCGACTGACAGAAGGACTGCAGCCGTCAGATCTCATTATCGTGGCCGCTCGCCCCTCCATGGGTAAGACCAGCCTGGCCACACAGTTTGCAGAGCATGCGGCACTGAAGAGCAAAAAGGCGGCCGTCATTTTCTCGATGGAAATGTCGGATGCGCAACTTTCGATGCGTCTGATCGGTTCGGTGGGCGGCATCCATCAAACCCGCCTGAGAAACGGCTCACTTGAAGAGGAAGATTGGCCGCGTCTGACAAATGCCATTGCGCAACTCAATGAAGCGCAGATCTTTATCGATGATACGGCTGCGTTGTCACCAGGGGAACTTCGCTCCCGGGCTCGCCGGCTGCATCGGGAGTTAAAGCGCCTCCCCGGCGGTGAAGGCCTTGGACTCATCGTGATTGATTATCTGCAGCTGATGGAAGTACCCGGTAACAAAGAAAATCGTGCGACGGAGATTTCTGCCATTTCCCGTTCACTCAAGAAACTGGCCAAAGAACTCAATGTGCCCGTTGTGGCGTTGTCGCAGTTGAATCGATCGCTTGAACAGCGTGGCGATAAGCGTCCGCTGTTGTCGGACCTGCGCGAGTCGGGCGCAATCGAGCAGGATGCCGATGTAATCATGTTCATCTACCGCGACGAGTATTACCACAAAGAATCGCCTGACAAGGGCATCGCTGAGATCATCATCGGCAAGCAACGAATGGGACCTACCGACACGGTAAAGCTGACTTTCCGCGGGGAACTGAGCCGCTTTGATAACTTTAGTTCAGCCAGTTTTGTTGGTAATTTTTAATAGCAAACTCAACCTATTGGCGAAAAGCTGCCATGTGTACATTCAAAGTAACTGCTATGGGTGACGTCCTGTTTTTCGACGCGCCTGATCTCGTAGATGCGCAAGAGCAGTTCACCGCACTCTGTGGCCGAGGCGTTCCTGCAAGCCTCCTTAGCTGGACCAAACTTCAATCCTTGCCTGCCGGCGAGGAATACGCGGCCGACTGCCGCTAGTCCATTCATCATCTCGGGTACTGGAAGGATTTCCGATGGGTGCTGCACCGGTTTTAAGAACGCCGCGGGAAGCCCGCGAATACCTGGTCGACTTGGTTTGTCGACGCTTACTCGACGACGTGCATGCTCCGTGGTCAAGCGTGATTCGCGAATACGAGGATGACACCAACTACCTTGTACTTGCGATCGTGAAGAGCGAAGACAATAAGCGTCCGGTGCTTTCCGTTGAATTTGGTGTACAGGACGCCGATGCGCGTCGCGTGTGCGCCTTCCTGCTTGCAGGGTGGAACGCGGACAATTCGGATATGGCAGAGTTGCGGACCATACAGATTGAGCGGTCGCATAATGATCTGGTGACATTCACTGTGCGCTTGCGCCAGTACCTGGATCTACCCGAGTCGTTGTTCGACGTCGTTGCACTTGCGGCATGAGGGACACGCCATGCCAAAGTGGGTCGATCTGTCGCGGTTTGGAGCCGCGCTAAAAATCATTCCGAAGAATCCACTGCGTGGCGCGGCTGCCACGCTGCTTGTCATCCGCGATCGGTGGGGTTTAAGTCGGCTACGCGGCTTGCGTGATGACATGACGCCGGACGAATTAAAGGCGATGGATGAGTCATTCATCGCAGATCGTACGAAGGCCGGATTCGACGGGCAGCTGATGCGGTTGCCTTACGATGATGAGTTTCGTCAACAACCGATTCAATTTTTCTCAACCCGCACGCGCTTTGGCATTGACGATTTAGCTCGGTTATTTCCTGGAATCGGAGCCAGTGACTTTCGTGACATGGCCGTCGAGTCGATCGTCGCGGATCCACGGCCGGCTTCCGACATTGCTCAAAAGTGGGAGTCCTTTATCAGCACCACGCTCGCGCGCGATGCGATCGGTGTATGGGTGCCCAAACGCAACCCGCACGATGGCCCATATGCGCAGAGCGCACAATTGCATGCGATCGACGTTTCTCATAAGCGAGACCTGCCCAAGCACCGGTTATTGGGGACGAATGTGCTGGCCACGCCATACTTGATTGGCAGCCTCGAAGGGGCCTTTTATCGCGAGAACGCCCTTATCTCGTACTACCCCACGCTCGATGCGGCGATGGCCGATGGGCTTAGCGCCGCTGACGTCGCTCAGCAGGACATGCCTTACGCACTACCCTTGTGGCTGAACGCTCAGGCACGCGTCACGGCCCTACGTGACGTGCGCTATGCAACAGAGATCATGACGGACGTGCCCGATTACCTCGTGGGGGATCGGGTCTGGATCGTCCAGGCATTGCGTGAATCGGAATCGATCGCTCCCACCATGGCGGACGCCTATAAACGGTTCCAGCGCTGGGTGGCCGACCCCGCTTCATTGGGCAATGCCGGAGAAGTATCTCAGACGATGCTGACGGCCGTGCAAGCCTCGGCGCGGATGGCTGAGCGCTTTCCCGGTCTGCCGCATCACAGCCGATCGCTGATGACCAGCGTCGACGGTGCAGAGCAGCTGCGACCCTGGGGTACTTGGCATGGGCACGAAATGCGTGCGCTGGCGTCGACCCTTCATCAGTACGGTATCGGTCAGGATGATGGGCACGCGCTGCTTGAGACGGTGGAGCGCGTTGTCCTCTTGGCAAAGCAGCGAATGGAGCTGGAAGTACAGGCTCACGCACGTGAGGAATTGAGGCGCGTTGCATCGAGCGTGCAAGGTACTGATGTCGATGCGGGGACCGCCGTTCGACATGTCGACGTTGGCGAGAAGATTGGCGGCGCCCGTAAGGATTTCGCTCGTCGGGCGCTTTCTCGCGACGATCTCGAACACATGAACGACAGTGAACGCCAGTCGTTGGTCGTCAAGCGTAATGTGTGGCCTACGTTGAATTATTCGGCCATGCGCGACGACGGCGTATCACCGCAAGCCGCCATGGCGATCAAGTACCTCAAAGATCAGCTGAGAACTCAGCCAGACCAGGAAGGCAGCAGATCAGATAATGAACAATCGTACATCGATGCGATCGCCGTGGTCCGTGATCGCTTGGCTGATGTGCGAACCATCGACGACATGCGGCAGGCGCTGATGGATCTCTATGCATGCGGGAGCATCAATCCGTCGACAGGAGAAAAAATCAAAGGGACGGTTACTGGTAGCACGTCGTTGCAAATTCAGTGGGGGTCAGAAGCAGCGTGGACCATTTGGGAGGGGCGTGAAGGCGCTATCCCGCGCAAGATGTACGACACCATCCGGCGCAAGGTCGGCCCTCTCGATGAAGAGGGTTCATGGCGTCACCTGATCAAGCCCAAGCGCGAACGATCGGAGGACAAAGTAAAGGACGCTCGCGCAAAAGTGGACGAGGATCGATTGCTGCATCGCCCCCACCTTGAGCATGTGCAGCGCATCGGTACCGACTGGCGTGGCGGCCGTGATGTAACGGCCGACGATCTGATGGAACACTTTGGTTTTAGGGCTATCGAATATGGTGAGTGGCTTCCGCAAGATGAAAGGCAGGAAGTCGTCAACATGGCATTCGACAGTCTCTGCGATCTGGCTGATGCACTCGACCTGCCGCCGCAGGGTATTTCGTTTCATGGCGAGTTGGCCGTGGCTTTTGGTGCCCGAGGCAAGGGCGGGCGCCATGCGGCATTGGCTCATTACGAGTCAGGTCGCAAGGTCATCAACTTGACCCGGTTAAAGGGAGCGGGCACGTTGGCGCACGAGTGGATGCACGGGTTGGATGCTCACTTGGGGCGCGGAAAGTTCGCATCGGAGCACGCGCACCGACAGACCTCGATCGGAAACATCGTTGAGGCGATCGCACGCCGGCCAGCCACGACTGAAGAAGTCTTCAATGCAGCTCAAGCGAATGCGTTACGGTCTAAGGACAACATCCATGCGTGGCTGTACCTACAGCCGACGGAGAACCGGGCCTTGCTGAAGGATCTCAACGATGCTCGTTACGAACGTGCACATCGCGCGTTCAAGGCCGCGGCCACTAAAGCCTTCGAACAGGCCAACGAGGCGCACAGGGCGCTTTCCTGGACGTCGACCGGCGTCATTGGCTACGGACTCATCTCGGAAACTCATGATGAGATCCTACGCAGTCTGCGAGATGCCTGCGAAACGCGCCCTGGCTTCACCAAAGTCAAACCCAAGATCGAGAGCAACCTCTCGTATTACCTACGGCACCTGGCTGTCGTCGCAACACTGGAAAGCGCGGCGGCAGCGGGACTGACGCCGCCGGCGGCTTTCTTGAGTGAAGCCAATGCCATGCCAACGGACTTCCTGTTGAATGCACGGAAACTGGACACGTTGCGTTCGGAGCCGTACTGGGCAACCGTCGTCGAGCTTTTCGCCCGGGCCGGTGCGTCCTATGTCTCGGACAAATTGGCCGAGAAAGGGTCCCGCAGCGACTACCTGGTATTCGGCGCCGATGAAGCGACGTACCATAACCACCCTATCGGC